TGCACTTGCATCCCACTGCATGTATGCACTGGCAGTATCTCCAAAAAACTTAACATCATAACCAGTGTCATCAACTCCAACATTTACTGTTGCATCAATTTGAACAGCACCGTCAATATCCACGGCATCAAGGTTTGTTGTGCCGTTAACGTCAATGCTGCCCTCAAGGTCAATATCTCCACCAACCGTCAAATCGTCAGTTACCGTCAGATCATCATCAACAAACAAATCAACAACAGACAGGGCCGCGAAGGTATCAATGACCGCGCCACCAGCGCCAGCACCATCGGTATATACGCACTTTGTCTGGCCGTTGGCAATCGTGATGTTTGCTCCAGAGCCGCTAGTTATAATAATGTTCTGCGATCCGCTGGTGGCGTTGTGAATGTACCAGAGCTTGGACACTGTGAATGTCGAAGCATCGCCACCAGATATTGTGATTGTACACGCGCTGTCGAGCGCCCCTGTGTACTTCAGCACCATTGCTCTACCAGCGTCTGCCGCGCCGTTAGCTATAACCGTGGCGTGGGTGTCAGCGTTTGTGGTAATCGCCTCTGTGGCGTAACCAAAGGCATCCCCAATCATTTCTAAGTTCAGATTTGTAACCGTACCCCATGCCCCGGACTGATCGCCAGTCGCCATTTCATTGAGGCGTAAGTCATTGTCATAGGTTGAAGCCATATCAATCGATCCTTACAATTGCAGTGTCTTTGGTTGCAGCGGGGAATACAATTTTAAAAGTACCTCCAGAAACAGAAAAGTCACCGCCAAAATCAAGAATTGCTATCGCTCCTCTTGCGTTTGAAGATGCATCGCCCAGCGTTTTGTTGTAAATCAAAGCACCACGGGCTGTGAATGTTGCGCTTGTCCATTCTGGATCAGCCGCATCAAAAACACCACTTGTGCTGTTTTCGGTCACCGCCTTACTCGCCAACGCATTGCCGCCTGTCGTGTACCCATTGCCGTTGGCAACTTCATTGCTGGTTATGTAACCATCCGTTGCCGCGCTCAGTGTCGCGCTGCTGGTGTATAGCGCAATGTAAATATTGTCACTGTCTAGGTGATGATCACCCAACAGAACATCTTTTTTAAAAAGTGTGGACATCGCTTGTGTGATAGCCATTATATGCCTCCGTTGTATTCTGCTGCGTAATCGCGTTGCATCTCTTGTACCTGAGATTGCACCGCCTCGTCAAATTGCGTTTTGTATAGTGACAGCGTCTCTGGCGCTTTTAAAAACGCAGAAGCCTCGTACAGAGCCGCAGCAAGCATAACCGCAGGCGCGTTAGTGTCTATCCATGTATTAGCATTAGATGAACTGAGTCCCGTCTCAGGCGCAATAAAATCCACGCTATAGGCCAACGCTGCTGACGGCGTAGGTGCTAATGTAATAACTGTCCCAGCCGTTCCTGCGCTATCTGTGCTGTACATGCGTGGGGTGCCTTGAGTTGTCGCATTCGGCCAATAATCTCTGACGTAAGAATCAATTCTATGGTCAAGATACGTCACAACATTTGTGTCGGTAATTGATACTTGTCGGATCATCCGCGCTGTGGGTATTGTGTATGACGCTGTGCCTGCCACAAGATTTGCCGCGCTAGATGTAGCGCGGAAGCATGGCAAATTTGGCAGTCGCTGAAAGATCATTTCTTCGGCCTGCGCTATGATTGTGTCAATTGATGCAACGAACTCTGTCGAGTCATCTTCCAAAAATGCTTGGATGTTGGCCTTTAGTGTTGTGTAGCTCATTTTATGTTCCCCATCCGCTTCGGCCCCAAGCATCTTGACCCCAACCTAAAGCATCTGCTGTTGCTGTGCCAGCGCCACCTGTTCCAGCCGCACCTGTCGCAAGAGGTGAACCCAGAATTGTCTCAGTTCCAACAGCACCTGTTCCACTTGCGCCAGTCACACTATCACTTAGTTCAACTACAACTGATGCAAAGACAGGTGTATTTGCCTGACCTCCCATAGCAGAGTGTTGGGTACAGTAGTAATAAAGTGTTGGTGCAGAATTTGCGACAACTATCTGGGTGTAAGCCCCAGCATTCCCCGGTGTCCCTGACGTTGTCACTCCTGTGGTGTATTCACTTCCCCCAGCATGCGTTCCGTTTGGAGTGGATGAGAACCTGAGTGGATGCCCAGAATTGCTGCTGGCTGATTGATCAAAATAATACGTCCTGCTTTCCATTAATTCCAGCGTGTCTTGCTGAACGCCAGCGATAAAGTATTTGTTTGCCCCACCAACATTTTGCACTGTCACTGCCAAAGTTTGCACCGCTGCTACATCTATTGCAACTTCGCCAGACCCACCCACGCCTGTCGCGCTAAAGTCTGTTGTGATAAGCAGTGACGTGCTGCCAACCGCTGCTGTGCCACCAACGCCAGTCTGGGCTGTGTTGATCACTTCAAAGCTGGATGTTTGCCCCGTAAACGCTGTTCCAGCAATCCCAACATTAGTTGTTAATCTGCGATCAGCAAATATGTCGTAATTAAATCCAATAAATATTTCGACATTTTCTGGGTCATTGTCTGGCCGTGGATTAAACAGGGCCGTGGCATCAACAACATTTTTAGCAGGCGTTAATTGTGGGTTTTTTGGCTCCCAATCTTCTGGCGCTACGCGCAGGCCGTCCCAAGTCGTTTTTAATTGCGTATAGGGAACCCGAAGGCCACTTCTATCGCTTATCGCTTGAGATTTTTTGCCCCGTGCGTATTTTGCCATTAATATAAATTCAGCGCAGTTGGCTGAACCCTCAAACTTACGCCATCGTTATCTGACGCTGCCGCAAACGTGAATGCCCTTTCGTAGATTTCGTTTAAGACTTGAAACCTATCGGGGGCGTTTTTCAACGCCAGCTTGCTTGCAAGACCCGCGCAGATGCAGTCGCTCCAGCGATATGGCACGTCAGCGTCTTGATTGCTGGCCGTGATGTCATCTAGCTGGTTTACTGACCAATAATTTAAGCTGTATGTGGTCACGTCTGGTATTTGCCAGATGTAAATCAGCGGCGTATATTGCTTATCCAGCATATACTGTGATGGCTTTCCCGAAGATGTTTTGTTTGGCAGTTGGTTATAATCCGCAATGGACACACGATTAATGATTTGATCGGACGTGTCTGTGCCTGCGCTATCTCTAATGACGGCGTCCATAATGTCGATAGTGCCAGCAGGAAGCGTGTACGGCGTTGTCTGGTCTTTTACCAGCGTCAGGGTTCTTTGCTCCACTGCCCAGTAATTGATGCCTCTGTTGGCCCACTCACTAAACAACAGGTTTAGGCTGCGCCGTGCAGACACAGCCTTGTAACCTGTTTGGGTTTGCGGATCGATCCCACACCGCTCAAATGCCTCTGCGATGATTTCTTCAACATCTGGGCGAAACGCTACTGTGCCTGATAGTGCCATGAAGCAATCCTATGCGTAATGTTTTTTCATCCGCATGACGATATTATATGTATCGCCAGCGGCCCCAAGGCCAGTTGTTGTGAATAGGACATCACCAGTTGTGCTTCCATATTCTACCGTTGATGGCAATCCACCAAATTTGCTGAAGTCTTGGTATCCAATATCATCAGCAGCCATGTGCATCATAATGACATCTGTACCTGCGTCTGCTTCCACCATGACTGTCATGCCTTGGATTATCCACCAGCACTCCAGAAGACTTACCGAATTGCAGGACGCACCGTTTGCGCTTTTTGCCAGAGTTGAGACATCAACTTTTTTCACGGCATCTTCATCGCCAGTATCAACATATTGCAATTGGAATGCCATGACTACTTCACTGGTGTTTTCAGTAATCGTTTTTATGCTTGTAATGTTAGCCATCTATGACCCTCCTATAAATTGTTGATGGGGCCGAAGCCCCACCAATTAAGATGCATCCGAAGAGCTAGATATTCCAAAGAATTTTAGAACAATTACTGTATCACCACCGGGATCACCTGACACAACAAGTTCAACTTCATCGCCTACAAGGCCACTTGCGCCTGTCGTAAAGCCTGACATGCCCAACACACCGTTGCATCCAAAGAAGCCTTTAAATCCTACGCTGTTGACTGCAACACTAATGCCGTCTACATAACCGTCTGTATCTGCATCAGTACCAATGTCTTGAAGATTAACTGCATTTGCAGCCGCAGTAGTTACTGCAATGGTTACGCCCATAGGAATAAAGTTAACTGGGATACCAATGGCCGCTTCTTTGCCTGTGGTTGCACCATTTGCAACAGTTATGGTTGCTTCATATGTTTGAAGCGTCATTGTGCTTGTGACAGCGCCTGTTGTTGTATTTTTCGTAATGTCTTGAAAGCCATTTTCAGACCGTACTGGGCCTGTGAATGTTGTATTAGCCATGATGATCTCCTGTCGTGGCAAGTGTCAGCCACATTGTGCGGCTGTCAGGGATGTCGGCACAATACAACAGGTCTGAACAAAAAGAAAGGGCGATCCGAAGACCGCCCCAGTTTACCCAACAAGGAAGAGGAGAGTGGGTTGTTTATGCTGCGCCTTCGGTTCCAAATAAGGCGCGCCAATCGGTGAAGCCAAAGCTATATCTTTCGCGCACCTTGTAACGGACGTTGCCAGTCTCAAAGTCGCCTTCCATACCCTTTTTCATTGCTGAACGGGTGAAATGCTTCAGACCATCTGGAACGTCAGTTTTAATAAAGAACGCATCAGCATCAGTCAAACGGCGCATGATGTGATAGCCCTGTGGCAAATAACCACCAGCCTTAATCGCGTTGATGTCGTTATCGGCAGTGCTTGGACGCAATGCTGATTCCAGCAGACGCTCTGCGGTGAACTGATAGGCAGTTGGAATAACCAATTGCATACCCTGCGCCGCAATGCGAAGGCCACGATCATCTTTCATGTCGCTGATGTTAATCAGGATCGATTCAAGAGATGTTTCGGACAGATCAGCCGCCGTGGCAAGCACGTTAGACTGGTTGCCGTTCTGTGTTGGGTGCGATGCACTCAACAAAGTTTGACCGTCACCACCAGTAAATCCAGCGGCTTGAGCGTTATTCAAGACGTTAGCGGCCTTGATCTCTTTGGTCGATGCCATTGAACGTGCCAGCGCCTTTGTGTAGCGCGAAGCCAGCGAACCATACTGACCATCTTCTTCAGCTTCCTCAGTGATTGAGAACGCCAAGGCGATGGTTTCGTGCTGGTAACGCGCAGTCCA